AGGGCATATTATCGCCACCGGCGTACCGGGATTATCATTCGAATACCGCTATACCCTGACCATTATATTGACCGACTATACCGGCAGCCCGGATGCCGTAATGGTGCCGTTATTGGACTGGCTGCACGTCCACCAAAACGAGTTATTGATGAATCCAGACCGGCGCGAGAGTATTCGTTTCGAGGCCGACATACTGGCAAATAATCAGGTCGATTTACAGATTCAATTACCCCTCACTGAGCGCGTGGGCGTCAAACAAACCACCCCCGGACAATTCGCCACCGAACATTATCCAGAACCTGCGCCATGACCGATTCAACACGCGCATTGGATACCTGGGCGGCGAACATGTTGGCAAAACTGCAACCGCCCGCGCGCCGCCGTCTGGCCCGTGAGCTCGCGACAGAACTGCGCCGCACACAGCAACGCCGGATTGCATCGCAGCAAAACCCCGATGGCAGCCCATACACCCCGCGCAAACAGCCCGCCCTGCGCAGCCGCAAGGGCCGCATCAAACAGCGCAAAGGCGCGATGTTCCGCAAACTGCGCCAGGCCAAACACCTGCGCACCCGCACCAGCCCGCAGGAGGCCAGCATCGGCTTTGCCGGGCGCGTGGCGCGGATCGCGCGCGTCCACCAGTACGGCCAGCGCGACCGGGTCAGTCCACGCGGCCCGCAGATACGTTATGCGCAACGCGAATTATTGGGGTTGACCCCGGCCCTGCATACCCGCATCCGCGCGTTATTGGTGGATCATCTCACGCGCGGATAGCGGGGTTACGCGGCCTTGGCCAACTCGTGTGTTTCCTGCACAAACGGCTCCAAAGTCATGTCGATATGGATACTGCCGTAGGGACAGCACAACGCGCCATATTCAGTGCGTTCCAACAGCCCCAGTTCCACCAGTACGGCGGCATCCTCATGCACCCGTCGCACATCGCGGCCGAGTTGCCGCGCCAGTGCGCGCACGCCGACCACCCCGGCTCCCATCATGTGGCGAACCATCTGCCAGCGATTCGGGGTGAGCTCACGGAAAAACTGCTCGGCCGAAGAGAAACTCAGATGCTCTCCCTGATACTCACCGGTCGCAAGCCCGCGTTCGACACGTTGTAAAAACTGTGCCGTCTCGGCATCAAAATCCGGTTCTATCTGGATAGTCAATCGTCTCATATCACACCTCGCTGTTTGAGTTCACGGGCAAAGTCTGCGAGTAATTGACGCAGGCTGGTAAAGGTGTAGGGCAATTCCTGCCCATCCAGGTGCATGTGATCGCCCTTGCCGCGCTCATTGTCAAACCCGACCACGCGCATCCCGTCGCGGATATACACCAAGCGGTATTTGAACCCGTGCGTAGTGGGCGGAACGGGTGTGGGCACCTTCCAGACCACCCGTTCAATAATGCTGCCATCGGGCAGCCGCCGCTTGATTTGATCAATGAGTATGGCCTTGCCTTTCATGTTGCCAATTATGTCAACACTGCTCCCAAAAGTCAAGCGCATCATGTAACCGCCTCCATTACACACCGCCATCATTGACCGCCCCGGCCTGCGCTGCCGACCATTGCGGGCATGTCCGCCTTTACCGCCGTCAATCTCTCGCGCCTGCCCGCACTGGATCTGATCGAGCCGCTGGATTTTGAAACCATCCTCGCCCGGCTCATCGCCGATCTGCGCGCGCGCAGCCCGGCGTTTGATGCTTTGCTGGAATCAGACCCGGCGATGAAACTGGCCGAAGTTGCCGCCTACGCCGAGCTTTTGCTGCGTCAGCGCATCAATGAAGCAGGCAAATCGGTCATGCTGGCCTACGCCCGCGGCAGTGATCTCGATCATATTGCCGCCGGATATAACGTGGCGCGCCAAATCATTACCCCCGCAGACCCGGCGGCGTTTCCGCCCGTCCCCGCCGTGCTGGAACCCGATGATGAGTTGCGCCGCCGGGTGCAGCTCGCGTTTGAAGGCTTCAGTACCGCGGGTCCTGATGGTGCATATATTTTCCACGCCCTGGGCGCGCACGCCGATGTCCTTGATGCCAGCGTGGCGAGTCCCTCGCCGGGCGAAGTGGTGGTTACCATCCTGTCCCGCAGCGACGATGGCATCGCAAGCACCGATGTGTTGGCCGCCGTCGATACCACGCTCAATGCCGATCGCGTGCGCCCGTTGACAGACCATGTCACCGTGCAGGCTGCCGACATCATGCCCTGGTCAATGACGGCTGAATTATCGCTATGGCCTGGGCCGGATGCCACCGTAGTGGAATCCGCTGCACGGGCCAATGTGGACGATTATCTGGCGCGCCAACAGCGTCTCGGCCGCAGCATCCACCGCTCGGCGCTGCTGGCGGCGTTGCACGTTGAAGGTGTCAAAAGCGTCTTTCTGGCCAGCCCGGCGACCGACATTTTCCTCAACACCACCCAATGCGGTCACTGCACCGGCATTGCCATTACGGCGGTGGTGCAATGAACACCACCCTGTTACCGCCATCAGCAAGCGAATTGGAAAATACTGCGGCCGAGATATTCGCGCAGCGCGCCAATCTTCCCGTGCGCATCGGTGATTTGTGGAATCCCGATGCATGTCCGGCGGAACAATTACCCTGGCTGGCCTGGGCGCTCAGCGTGGATCGCTGGTTTCCGGACTGGACTGAAACACAGCGGCGGCAGGCGATTGCGGCCAGTTATGAAGTACACCGGCATAAGGGCACACCCGCTGCGGTGAAGGCGGCGCTCAGCGTATTGGGGCATCCCACGCAATTGATGGAGTGGTATCAAACCAGTCCACCCGGTGCGCCGTATACCTTCAGCGTTGAAATCATTCCAGAGGTCGGGCATACGAGTATCACGCTCGATGATGCCTGGTTTGATCGCGCGATCAATCTCGCAAATTCTGCAAAAAACACGCGCAGCCATCTTGACAAAATCCGTCTGGTACTGGACTCGGACAACCACGCGTCCGCGTATGTCGGTGTCTGCACCGTGACCTCCCAGACCATCGACCTGTATCCACCGCAACCCGGCGCGCTCAGCGCATCGTCCACATTCAACACAGCAATTGCCCAGATGACCCACCACATCATTGATATTTACGCGGAGGCTTCGTGAATTACCCCTCACTGCTGACCGTGACCGGCCAGGCCAAAATCGCCGCCGCATTACAGCCCGGTGGCGCGCCGCTCACCATTACCGAAATTGCTCTCGGTGATGGCGGCGGTGCAGCGGTCGTTCCGTCTGTCAACCGCGCCGAGCTCATGAATGAAGTCCATCGCCAGCCGGTGGATTCGGTCGGCCCCGATCCCGATGACCCAACACTCGTGCGCATTCAATCGGTGATTCCGCCGCAAGTGGGCGGGTTTTTCATTCGCGAGATCGGCCTGTATGACATTGATGGCGATTTGGTGGTGTACGGCAGTTACCCCGATACCCCAAAGCCCGTGCTGTCATCCGGCATTGCCAGCGAATTGATTATCCGCACCCATGTTGCCGTCGCCTCGACCGAGGCCATCACCATCAAAATCGACCCCAGCGTGGTTTATGCTTCGCAGGCGTGGGTACAGCAGAAAATCGATACCCACACCCACCCGATTTCGCAGGTGGACGAGTTGCAGACCGCACTGGACAGCAAGGCCGAAAAAGACCACACCCACACCAGCGCGCAGATTGTCGAAGTCAATCGCGCCCGGCGTTATTTTCTCAACCAAATTTAGGAGCATCCCATGTCCGGCTTATTGGGCAAGGCCGACCTTGCCAAAAACACCGATACGAGCCTGTATACCGTCCCTGCCGATGCCCTGGCAACGGTCAATTTGAACCTGTGCAATCGCACCGCCAATACCCGTAAAGTGCGCATTATCATCCGTAGCGGCACATTGACAAATGCCGATTTTTTGGAATACGACAGTGTGATGCCACCTTTCGGATTGTTGGAGCGCACCGGGCTGGCGCTCAGCGCCGGGGAAACCCTCACCGTAAGGGCAGATGGCACAGGCATCAGCGCCCGCGCCCACGGCTTTGAGGAGAATGCATGATGGGCCGATATATCAGCATAGCCCCACGGGTCAAAAAACAGCAGGTGTTTACCGTCTCGGGCACCTTCACCCCATCGCCGGGATTGCTCGCAGCGGGCGGTAGCGTCACCGTGCAATGCATTGGAGGCGGCGGCGGCGGTGCAATTGCTGGCGGTGGTTCTGGCGAAAACAAAACACGCGTAGTCACTGTCACCATTCCCGTTGATGTGATCGTGGGTGCTGGCGGTTCGGGCGTTATCTGGGGACACGATGAACAGACCAATAAGCTGGTTCCAATTTCAGGTTCGGATGGTGGCACAACATCATTCGGAGATTTAGTCATTGCAAAAGGAGGAGGGCTGGCCTCTGCTCAAGGTTTCGGAGGGGCTGCTGGCGGAGAAGGAGCCTTCCGCGGCCAAAACATAAGCTCCAATGCTAATGACGGTAGCCGCGGCGGTGGCGGTGGATCGGGAGGCGGCGTGGGATTTTCCCTGTACGGGCCGAACAAATGGAAGCTCAACGGGCAACCCAATACCGGCGGAGGAGGAGGCGGTGGGCATCAGGGATCTACAGAATTTTATGGCGGCGGCAACGGCGGTTCCGGCCTCTGCATCGTCACTTGGGAGGAATAACAAATGAAACAATTTGCACTGATTGAAAACGGCATTGTCGTGAACGTGATTGATGTCGGCCCGGAGGGTTGGGAGAGCGGCATTGATGTTACGGACATCAATCCCCGTCCCGGCATCGGCTGGCAGTATGACGACGAAGCCGGGTTTACCGCGCCTGAATCGCCGGAACTCGAGCCGGATTCCGTCCCGCAAAACCGCATCATCACAAACCTCGCATTTGATTTGCGGTTCACAGACGATGAACGTATCGATATTGAGGAGGCGAGCACGTATGATCCTGCGGCATCAGCGCAAGAGCGCAGAATGTCGGCGGCATTGCGTGTCTCGCAGGAACGGGCAAAAAAAGCGTTATTCACTGATCTGGACAATCCCGTCACCCGCGCGAGCGTCGAGCAAATGGAAGCCCTCGGGCTAATCGGGCCAGGCCGTGCAGCGGAGATTCTGGATGCACCCGTGCTGGACGAAGAGCGGCAATGAAACGCATCCGCCGCTATGTCTGGAACCTCCTGATCTCCGTCGATCAGCTCGTCAACACGTTGCTCGGCGGCGATCCCGACGAAACCCTCTCAAGCCGCCTCGGCAAACAGACCGAGCACTGCCGCCTGTGCCGCTGGTTCTGCCGCATCCTCGGCAAACTCGACCCCGACCACTGCCGCAAATCGATTGAGCCGGATCGCGGGCGGCCGTGGCCGCGTGAATAACGCATGTGATCGCCTTCAGATTATGTAACAGACCAAATAACATACTGCCAGCAATGACAACGGCGGCACGCATGGCGACCATGTGTGCATGCCTGGTTTATATGAAACCCGCCGTCGCCTGTCCAACCTGATCCGCCTGGGAACCGTCCTCGCGGTCGATCATGGACGCGCGCGTTGCCGGGTGCAGACCGACAGCAATCAAACCGACTGGCTGCCGTGGATCACCCCGCGCGCCGGGCAGACCATCGAATGGAGCGCGCCCAGCGTCGGCGAGCAGGTCATCGTGCTCAGCCCCGAGGGGGTGCTGACTGGCGCGGTCGTATTGCGCGGGCTGTATTGCGATGCATTTCCAGCCCCATCCGATGCTGAAAATATCCATCTGACGGTTTATCCCGATGGTGCCATTGTCGAATACGACCATGCCGCTCACGCGCTGCGCGCCATCCTGCCGGGCAATGGCACCGCGATACTCACCGCAATGGGCGGTACCACAATCAACGGCCCGTTGACGGTCAACGGCGAAACCACCATCAACGGCAATGTGGCCGTCAGCAAAACGCTGACGGCTCAGATTGACGTCATTGGTGGCGGCATCAGCCTCAAAAATCACCTCCACGGCGGCGTGTCACCCGGACTCGATAACACGGGCACTCCGCTATGAACGGCATGCGCGCCACCACCGGCAAACCGCTTTCAGACACGGCGCATCTGATGCAATCGG